ACTCCTTAAAGAACCAGCCAACGCTGACCCGAAGAAACCGTAATAGTAGTCCCACTCGATACCGTGATGGGTCCGACACTTAAACCATTCTCACCCGATGCAATCGTATAAGACGCAGTCGCAGTGGATTTATTAGTCAGGATCGCACCACCCGCCTGAGCGCCAGAGATACCACCCCAAGCCGTTCCGTCATAGCCTTCAAACTGATCCGTGTCGTCGTTGAAGCGGAACATACCAGCCGTAGGCGATCCAGACCTTTGTGCCGTGGTTCCCACAGGCATCTTAACCTGCCCAGTACCACTAAAAGTACCGTCGCCAGTAGAAGTAAATTGATTAAAAGTTGGGGAGACTAAATAATCAAACGCCGCCTTTACGTCCGTGCCGTCGTTATAAACGAACGCCGTTTTGCCGTTGGGGACCGTAACTGAAGCGCCTGCAACGATGACCCTGATCGACTGGCTACCCGTCGTGTTGTTCTGAATAATGTACGGCTTCTCAATGGCTGGGACGATCAGATCCCGAGTCGTAGTCAACGACACCCCAGAGGTAACATTTAGTACAAGATGCCGTGCAATCTGAGTAGCGTTTGAGTTGGTCAGCGTCAGCGTGAGGTTTGCATCGGAGGAAAAGTTAGCCGTAGCCCGACCGACAATGGCCTCTTCCAAGGCGGTGCCAAGGTTTGTATTGGTCGTAGTACCCCAAGTACCCGATTGTTCACCGGTACCAATTAGTTCTATCTTGAGCGAGCTGTACGTACTTGCCATGTCTTATCCTTTATACAACCAGCCAACGCTGGCCTGAACTGACTGTCACGGATTTCCCACTCGCCACCGTGATTGGGCCTACTGATTGAGCGTTGGTGCCGGTTGCAATAGTGTAATTCTCCGTCACTGTGGTCGCATTTACAACTAGGGCGCCTATGCCACCGCCACCACCCGTAATTGTTCTTTCTGCCGGGTAGGTTACGAAAACGTCCTTGGTTCCCGCCGAAAAGTTAACCAAAGACCCAGAATTGCTGGACTCCAACACCGTGTCCCGAGAAAGCGTCGTCCCAGAGGAGGTATACGTACCAATCCCTACTTCCCACTCACCACCCCCAGCAATCGTATAAAAAGTCTCGTTGCCGTTCCCGATAGCCGCAAAAGACTGAAACCCACTGACCGCCCCAGCAAGCGTAATCGTCCCGGTGCCAGTTGTAGTGGTCGTCTCTTTTACTCTGTCTTTTAGAACGATAGCCATATTAGTTCGATGTCTTTATGACTTGCCAGTTGGTAGTCTCAGAGTTATTAATTACAACCCAGCCAGAACCGCCCTGACTGCTGATCGTATTCCAAGTAACCGTCTGACTGTCGTTAATCAATTCCCAAAGCAGTCGTCCAAGCACCGTATCCTGAGCACGGACCAACTCCGCTATGGAAACACCGTAAATCGGTAGCGAAGAAACCCTGTCGGAACCAGCAGCCGCCTCAATTACTGAGACTTCAAAATCAATCGCACCGCTAATCGAGTCACTGCCTGTAGCAGATTCGGGAGTCACGACCACAATAAATATGACCCCGGCGGACGGAGTATCAGTCGCAGTGGCAGACTCTTGGATATTCGCAACCACCAAATGCGTGGTCAGGGCAGTGTCAACCGCATCAGCTTCTTCTTGAACCGACGCCCCAAATGTAGCAAGCGCCGAAATTAGGTCAGAAACTGTTGCCGTCTCACTAATCAGACTACCAAAGTCCACCGCCCCAGAGACCTGATCCGCCCCCGTAGAAGTCTCAGATACCGACACCCCAACATCAATTGCACCTGAAACCTGATCGGCGCCTTGGCTCTGCTCCGCTATGAGGGAAGCAAAATCTACCCCAGCGGCAATCGAATCTGACCCAGTTGCTGACTCAGTTATTGAAGTGACAAAAACAACCGTTGCTGCAAAAGTCTCGCTACCTGTAGCCGATTCAGTGATCGAGGCAGGAAAAGTAGCCAAAGCGGACAAAAGGTCCGCAGCATTCGCACTCTCAGAAACCGAAACAGCGTAGGTGGCTCCTGCTAATGATGCGAATGGGGCTTCTGCATAGGTCGTTAAGCCAAACACTTAAACCGCCGCTAGTTCCGACTCTTGAAACCACCGTTGTTGTGTTGCGCCATTAGAGTCAGTCCACTCGATTAGGTAAAAGAAAATACCGTCTTCGCTCATCCGCAGCGCAACAACCGGGCCTTGGGGTACGACAATATTGGCTCGCACCTGTTGGTTTTTAACAAATTTCGTTGCCATTTATTGCTCCTTAAGCAGCGTCAAGGCTGAACTGGTATGTGACATTGAGCGTGTCACCCGAAACAACATTTCGATCACCGGGGGCTTGGAAGTCAGACGCAGAGAACAAAATACCGGTCGTACCACCCTTGGTGTTGTTAGAAGTCAGGAACGCCCCACCAACCGTCACCGTGTTGTTGATTGAGAACACAGCCACCGAGCCAGAGTTGTCAATTACTGAAGGATCAGCCGTTGTAGCAGCACCAAAAGTCGCAGCCGGTCGAGTCGATTGAGAGTAGTCTGTCACCTCAGTCCAACCAGCATGCGAAGCCATCGTGTCGCCAGCGGCGGGGTTGTTAGATGACGCAGCGCCATAAAGCCCAAGATACCAAGTAGCCGTGTAGCCAGAGCCACTGAAGTACTTGTCATTCATGTCCTTGAGGCCAACGTTGACCACGAGGTTGGGGGACTTGGCAGTCCACTTGTGGTTGCCATCTTTATCGAAGCACTCAACTGTAAACACGCCACCGCCCTTGATACCTTCGGCAACGCCCTTACTTTTTTGCACGTTTGCAGAAACTGCGTCGGTGCTCATAGCTTTGTTGTTAATCATTTCAAACTCCTAAGAAAGTCGAATAATTGCCGAACTACTTGTTGCGGCGGGGAACTGCACTTGAAAAGTCGTGGTTGAAGTTTTATCTGAACCAAAATCCAACACACAAACCGCTCCGTTTGCCCCGGCCTTATAAATCAAGGCACCCCGAGCAGTAATAGCACCTGTCCATGATACGTTAGCGAAGGTTATATACGCCACCCCATTGGCTTCGGCGACTGTAGGAGTCAGCACCTGCCCGCCCGCTACATAGTTACCACCGGTAGCCTCGCCGGTTGTCGTGTATTCAGTCGTATCCTCATTAAGATTAGCTGCGTTGGTATAAAGAGCTAACCTAAAAGTCCCAGACGAAAAGTCAAAGTCTGCGTTAAACAGACCCTCTTTAAACGAATTGCAAGTGTAGTTTCCAGTAAATGGCATTTACATCACCGGCATTCTTATCTGCCCAGTTCGGTAGGCATCGGTTCTTTCCATGCCATCGCCAAGGCGTTTAGCGAGAATCATCGCTTCGTCGTACCGTTTCTGGTACCCAGCAATAACGTCAGCTTCACCCTTCATGTAGGTATACGCCTCAAGTAGCGAACCATAAAGAAGCACGGAGTCAAAATTATCACCAAGCCAAGTAGTCCCAGCAGTAACAATAGACTCGGGATAATAGTAATAATGAAGCTCAATGCTGTACGTGGTATTGGGTGTTGGTCCAAGAATGAAAGATAGCTCATTGGTAACTACCGGAGGAACGTTATTGGTTGTTGTTGGCCCAAACAAAGCGTAGTAATAAGGCTTGCCTGTATCAGACGGCGAAGGATAAGCAGCACGAATGAAGTTCACATCCTTATTGAGCAAATACTCGTACTCTCCAGTTATGGGATCAATCACCGCCATCGAATAAACAGCGAGAAAATCGCCGGGGCTTGAGAGATATTTATTACCAGATGTAGTTGAACCCGTTACGTTCTTGCGGATAGATGGAAACTGAACCGAGTTATAAATCCTCTGCTCAGCCTGCCGAATAAACGTATTGACCTGTTCAGTAGACGTATAGGTTACGTTGCCCGTCCCAGCAGTATCCGTAAATACGGTACCGGGAAAGTCATTTTCTGTGAAACCCTTAATGGTTTCAAAAAGTTCGTTGTAGGTCATACTCTTGCGCCTTTACTAGAGTTTACAACCGCAGGTATGACTTGCAAGTTTAATGGTGTATGTAACCCAGACACTGTTTTGCCTTGTAATGGAATAATATGGTCAACATCCCACTGAAATCCAAACATTTTAGTGCGACGGACTGCTAGTTCGTATGCCTCTTCAATTATCCAATTATCGTCTGAAGTTAGCCATTTTGGAACCCTCTGGCGTTTAGAGGCTTGGTACTTTCTTACAGCCGCTTGAGATTTGTGTTTATTTGCATCTCTCCAAGCTTTTCTAAACTCCGCCATCTTTTCCTTATTGGCTTCACGCCACGCAGAAATTCTAGCCTTGCATACTTCTTTGTTTTTTTCCGCATACTTTTTCTTCGCTGCCTTAACTTTTTCAGGGTTAGCAGCGGACCAAGCGTTTACTTTTTGTAGTTTACGCGGGTCTTTAGGGTCGCGGTATGGCATTTTATTTCTTATCCCATCTTCCCGCTGATCTTGCGACCTTTAGTAGCAGCACCATACCCGCGCATCTCACCAACCCCGTAAGGATTAATAGGGGGGTAGTTGCCTTTGCTAATGCCAGCAACCGACATGTTCATCTTGGTCATGCACTCAGCGCCAGTCTCGTAGTTAGAGTAGGTATTGACGTTGGTGTCCTTGCCTTCCATCGTATGCGGAGGAGCATAGACTTCGGCAGGGCCAACTTCTTTGCCCTTAACCTTCATGCTGTATTTAGCCATGATTAGATCCCCATTTTGCGGACGTTACGGACCGGAGCTTTTTGGTTGGCAACCTTAGCAAGGCCACGTCCCATTTTCTTCATGTCGATGTTAGTCTTGCCACCAGCACGCATCTTTTTGGGGCCGTGCATAGCAGCTTCGTGGCCTTTGACGGCTTTGCGAGCTTCAGTTTTAGCAACGCTTTTAACTTTCTTCATGCTCATTTTTCTACTCCTAAGTAGTTACAACAGTGACGGTACCTAGGGTTATCCCTAGAACTAAATTGTTAGGCGTCAACCCGGCATCGTCTGCCCTAGAACCTCCAACAGGTGCCCAACCCCATTGGAATATTCTACTACCACCCTCAGGTGTTCCGAAACCAAGTTTTATCGGTAAATTCTGCTCATCAACCTGTAATCCGCTATTTCCTGAAACCTGATAACTCACATCCGGCCTTGGGTCCCGAACTGCCTGCGGGTCATTTACTGGATACATACCCAACTGCAACTGTGGCTGATCCGGGTCCCAGCAAGTCGGACAAACCTTAATCTTAAATGGCCTAGTTTTTACTATCTGAATCTTTAACTGTTTCAACATGTACCGCTGAGCGCACCGGTCGCATTCAGCAATCGCATATTTACCGGAGGCAAACTGATTAGGCACGGCTTACCCCGAGTAGAACAAATTACGTGGCACGATCCGAAGCGGAGCTGTCTCTCTATCCTCAGACGAAGCCATCATCCACTGCTCCTCATAATCAGCCTTAAGCATCTGGATACGCCCCGGATCTACTCCCGGTAGCTTCATACTCAAATGCGCAGCCAGTCCAGCCACAAGGCAGGGCAAGAGCCTAAACGGAATATCTTGGGTGTTGACACCATTGCCAGCGTCCTGCATCCGACGCATCCGCCAGTAAATGAAGGTGTACTGATCTCCCGGCGCATTGGGCGTAGGCCACAGGTTTACGCAAGGCAGGTTCTGAACCGATATCGCAGCCCCCGAAACATGAGCCGCTGCCGTAGTGTAGTTCTGCCCACGGGCGCAATTTAAGAGCTGGTTATTAGCGATATCTACGTTGGGGTAGCTAATAGTCTCGTTGCCAATCTTTATGAACCCCGCAGCAGCAAGTCCAGAGACGTTCGACACCGTGATCGTCGTATCTGTAGCCGATATGTTCCCAGACAAAGTAACAGTAGTTGGGTTTGTCTCCCCAGTCTGCCGGTTAAACCAATACTGAATCGGTCGGCCTTGGGTCAGTTTGTTAGGAATTGAGGAGTAAGTTGGCTCAGCAATATTGCTGATATTGATGTCTATTTGGTTTGTGGTGGCGTTGTTTTGACGGATCACCGTATCCAAAAGCTGAATTGTGTCAACCGGCACCGGGTAAATAGCCTGCCCTGTGACCAGCGGAATGGCGCCCTGCTCGATTGTCCAGAGGTTAATACCCCTGTTTGCCCACTCAATAGTGAGCAAATTTAAGCTCCTGCGCGAAGTCCGGAACTCGTAGCCAGTACGTAGTTCTTTCCCACAACGCTCGAAGGCTTCCTCAAATATGTTATTGAGGTCGAGGTTAAATACGGTGGCGCCAGAAGTGGTCATCTAAATCTCGCTGTCTTCTTTGCTATGGTTTTTGGTTGCTTGACGAACTGCTTGCCGGCGGCTTTTCCTGCTCTTTTGGCTCTTGTTGACGCCGCGTACTCAGAAGGCGATAAAGATTTAATAGCCGCCTCGGGGAGATACCTCTCCCCTGTAGCCTTGGGTCCTTGAGTGGAGGGTTTACCACTTTTGGTTCTCCACTTTTGAGCAGTCCAGTCCTTCAGACTTTTCTGTGGCGCTTTCAATCTTTGTACCCACCGCCAGCTTTCTTATACTTCATAGCGAGCATCTGTGCTTTACGGGCTGAC